CGGACGCTGGAAGCGAGCATCGTTCGCCCCCGTGCCATGGTCATCCCCATGGAAGCGCCGCGGGTCAGCTTCCCGATCGTGGATGACACCACCCACGTTGGCAGTGTGATGGGTGGTCTGACCACCTACTGGACCGCTGAGGGTGGCCAACTTACCGACACATCGACCACGTTCGGTCAGGTAACGCTTGACGCGAACACGCTGACCGCGTACACCGAGATCCCCAACCAGCTGCTTCAGGACAGCGCCGCTTCACTTGACGCTTTCGTCAACAAGAACTTCCCGTTGGCCATGGCCTTCGCTGAGGACACCGCGTTCCTCGCGGGTTCAGGGGTCGGTCAGCCTAAGGGTGTGCTGCTGGCTGAGGCGCTGATTGAGGTAGCCAAGCAGTCCGGCCAGATAGCGGCTACCGTGGTCTGGCAGAACATCGTCAAGATGTACGCACGCATGCTTCCCAGCAGCCTTGGTTCGGCAGTGTGGGTGTGCAGTCCGGCCACCTTTGTCGAGCTGGCCACCATGGCGCTGAGCGTCGGTACCGGTGGTTCTGCGATCTGGCTGAACAACGGTGTCGAGGGTCCTCCGATGACCATTCTCGGTCGTCCGCTGTACATGACCGAGAAGGTTCCCAACCTTGGGACTAAGGGAGACATCGGGTTCTATGACTTCGGTCAGTACCTGGTCGGTGACCGTGGATACATGGAAGCCATGAGTTCCCCGCACTACAAATTCCAGAACGTCAAGACCGCCTACAGATTCGTGCAGCGGGTAGACGGCCGGCCAGGTATCAGCTCCGCGCTGACCCCCGCCAACGGTGGCGACACCCTCAGCCCGTTCATCACCCTGGCTACCCGCGCATAAGGAGACATGCACAATGGAAGCGCTCGGACGCTTGTTCGACCTGGCACCCGGTTGGGTGCCAGCCAACCTGCAGGGTGGGATCACCGGCCAGCGCGTCTCCCTGGAGAATGCGGGCGGTGTCACCATCATCGTGTTCAAGGCGGCTGGTACCGCTGGGGATGACCCCGCGTTTGACCTGCAGCAGCACACCGCTTACACCGGTGGCACTACGGCGGATCTCGACATCGTCGACCATTACTACCTGAAAGCCAACGCCACTCTGACCGGTGCGACCACCTGGTCTAGGGAGACACAGACCGCTGCTTCGGAGGTAACTGACCCCGGGGGTGCGACCACCTCAGCCGAGGAACAGCAGATCTTGGTGATCGAGGTGGACGCCGAGCAGCTGAGCGCGGGGTACACGCACGTCAGTCTTGACGCGACTGACCCGGCGAACGCGAACGCGCAGTACGGAGGGTGCCTCTATATCCTCCGTGACCTGCAGATCAAGGGCACCCCGGCTAACCTCCCACAGACACTCCAGTAAGGAGGTAACCGGATGAGCGTCTGGATCGATCCCGCTGGCCTGCTGGCCACAGCTAAGGGTGTGCTGGTCAGCAAGAGCACTGGCACCCTGGCGGCGACCACGGTCGCACTGTTCACCGTGTCCGGCACCGTGCTGGTCACCAACATCTTCGGGGTGGTCGGTACGGCCATCACCGTGGCGAACAGCTACAAGCTGCAGCACAACCCGACCACCGGTGCCACCACCGATCTGGTGGCAGCGACGGACATCGGAACCACGGACACTCCGGCCGGCAACGTGCTGGGGTTCTCCGGGGTAAAGACTGCCAGCATCATCACTGGTCCGGGTAGCGCGGCTACGCTTACCAGTGATCTGGTACTCACCGCAGGTAGTGTCGAGTCGGTGAGCGCGGGTACGGACGGTGAGATCACTTGGTACCTGACTTACGTTCCGGTCACCACCAATGCCTCAGTGGTGGCCGCGTAGGTCTGGCAGTTCGAGCGGCACTCTGGTCTTCCCCCTTAGGCAGAGTGCCGCTCACTGTAAGGGGGTGTGGATCATGAGTTGGGAAAGCGTCACACAGACAGACAAGATGAACGACTCTCACATTCAAGAGTGGGTAGCGGAACGCAGGGAACTGTGCCCGGTGTGTGAGCTGCGGGTGGTTCGCAGTCCTGGCGGCAAACGTGGTTGCACATTCTGTGGGTGGACGGAGGTCAGCGGTGTGGTACTCCAGTAGGGAGAGAGTGAAACGCGCGCTGGATCTAATGGAAACCAGCCGCGCTGACTGGCAGGTTGACGCCGCGCTCGGCACCGCCAGCCGGGCAGTTGACACGGCGTGCAACCGTCCGGCTGAGGCGTTGTTTCCGACGCTGAGGACGCTGTACTTCGATTACCCGGATCCTGGGTACGGTGGCACCCGGGTGTACTTCGGAGCGTACCCACTGTGGACGATCACCAACGTGAAAGTCGGAGGGGTGGTCTTAAGTACCAGTCTGTTGAAGATCTACCCCCAGGCTCCGCCGTACTCGTGGATGGAACTGGATCTCAGCCAGTCGGGTAGCCTCACCACCGCGTCCACCTACCAGCAGTCCGTGAGTGTCACCGGATGGTGGGGAGCGGGTGTGTCCGCAAGGCCCATACCGGGTGCGCTGGCCGCGGCTGTATCAGACACCACCGGTACCAGCATCACCGTGAACGGGCGGGCCAGTTCGGTCCTTGGCATTGGTGACCTGATCTGGATTGACTCCGAGTACCTGGAAGTAACCGACCGCACGATGATCAGTACAACCCAGACAGTTCAGACACCCCTTACGGCAAGTGTGTCAAACCGGGCATTGGTGGTCACCACCGGTTCGGCCTATGCCGTTGGTGAGGTACTGCTGGTCGACCAGGAACGACTGTTCGTCACAGACATCGCGGGCAACACCCTGACCGTGACCCGTGCCTACGATGGCACCACGCTGGCCACGCACACCGGAAGCACCATCTACGCCAGTCGGCAACTCACCGTGCTGCGCGCAGCACGGGGCAGCAACGCCACGACCCACACCAACGGGACCACGGTTGACAGCTGGGACACACCCAGTGAACTGGAGAGCCTGTGTCGGGCTGAGGCTATACAGGTTCTGCTGCAGGAACAGTCCGGGTACTCCGGGGCCAACCGGTACCAGGGGTCGCAGCGTGAGGGATCTAAGGGTGCGGCCATAGGTGTGGGCCTACCCGGTTTGCGTGAGCAGGTTCAGGGACTGTGGATGCACCGTAGTCTGCACCGGGTGGTGTGACTCATGCCCTTCGAGATCAACGTGTCCGGTGCCGTAGTCGAGGGCACCTGGCCAGCTGTGATGGACGGGATCGGTCCGGCCGTAGCCGAACCGGTGGCCTACCAGGCTTACGCCAACTGGCATGACCTGCTGAATCAGAACATCCGGTTCCCAACTCCGTACTACGAAACCCAGATTCAGGTGGACAGATCAGCCCCTGACTGGCGGGTGCACGACAACGGAATTGTCTACGGGCCCTGGCTGGAAGGCACGGGTAGCCGGAACTACCCCGTCACTAGGTTCCACGGGTACCACTCAGCGGGTATGGCCACAGCTATCACCAGCGGTGACGTGGCACGCTTGATCGAACCGGTGATCGACGACTACATCGGAAGGCTGGGGTAATGGACCCTCAGGCACTGATCGACGCGATCACCTCGATAGCGGCCAGTCTCGGCCGGTTCGACAGGGTGGCCGGGCATGAGCCGATCAGGAACCCTCCGGGGTCCGGGCTCACGTGCGCCAGCTGGCTGCAGTCGATGCGTCCGGCCGGCCGCTCGTCCGGGCTGAGTTGCACGTCAGCGGTGGTCACCCTGCAGACCCGCATCTTTATGAACGCGCTGGCCGACCCGCAAGACAGCATCGATCCGAAGTTGCTTCAGGCCACGCACGAACTGATGACCGCGTATCTGGCGGACTACACACTCGGTGGGCTGGTCCGGACGATAGACGTTCGCGGATCGGAAGGTGTGGCGGTCAGCTGTACAGCGGGGTACCTGGAACAAGGATCGCCAACCCGACTGTTCCGGGTGATGACTATCACGGTACCGGTGATCGTTAACGACCTTTGGGAAGAGACGGCATGACTAAACAGAATGGGTTGGGCGACGAGTTCCTGTTGGACGGGGTGTGGCTGTCCGGGGACATCGGTTCGATCAAGCGCGTGGCTGGCCCGATGGCACCACTGTCTGTAACCGGGATCAACAAGTCAGCGATGGAGCGGATCGGTGGCCCTCGTGACGGGGGTATCGACTTCACAGCGTGGTTCAACCCAGCCGCCGGTGGCAGCATGGCGGCCACCAAACCTATGCCGACCACTGACCGCGTGGCCACATACCTACGAGGTGTGGGTATCGGCAAACCGTCTGCGTGCCTGGTCTGCAAGCAGACCTCATTCGACCTGAAGCGGCCAGGTGACGGCAGCCTGACTATCGATGTGTCCACCCTGGCCAACTCCTACGGGGTGGAGTGGGGTGAGCAGCTGACCAACGGCATACGCACCGACACGACCGCGACCGATGGGACCAGCTTCGACGGTGGGTATGCCACGGTGTGCGGGCTGCAGGCGTACCTGCAGGTGTTCAGCTTCACCGGTACCGACGCGGTCATAAAGGTTCAGGACAGCGCCGATGACATTTCGTTCGCCGACGTCACCGGCGGAGCCTTCACCACCGTTACCGCGGGTCCGACTACCGGCAGGATCCAGACCGCCAGGGACGGAGCGCTGGCCAGGTACACCCGGATAGCCACCACCGGTACGTTCACCAGTCTGTCGTTCCAGGTGACGTTGGTTCGCAACCAGACGCTGGTGGTGTTCTGATGCTCCGGCCGGACGAGTACGTTTCGTACCGCATCGCCAGTCCGATAGCCTCGCACCGACAGCTGGTCAGCTGCCAGGTGTTCGAATGTGAGGCGTGGACGTACGGCTGGTCCAGCCGGTTTCCAACGGCGGACACCCTGCGTATCGAGTACGTGCGCAACGGTTCGGGCCGTCGGTTCCGGGAAGTGTTGGAAGAGGGGTTCGTGCGGTTCGACTTCCCGCCAGGCCAGAGATGCTTCAACTGGCAGAGCCATTACGTGCAGGTCAGGCCTGAGGCGTACAGCGTGGTTTCGGGTGACGCCCGTAGTCAGCACCGGGAAGTGCTGCGCAGACATACCCGCCCCGTGGACTGGGTTGAAGATCTAGGCTTGCATCAGGACCAGATAAAAACTCTCCTTGAAAGGGGCTGACCGTGGCTAAAGAAAACGGTCTCGGCTGGACCACGCTGAGTGTGGACGACTCCGGTGGGTCGGTGTGCGCGATCAAGAACGACGTGACCGATCTTCAGATCGGCACACCGCGTACCGCGCAGGTGGTAACCGGGGTTGACAAGTATGCGATCGAACGGCTACTGGGCCTGGCCGACTTTTCGATCACTCTGACCGTGGTGTTCAATGACGCGGCCAGCATGTCTCACGCGGTATTCAAAACCGTTCCGTCAACTTCGGTTGCTCGGACCACCACCCTGGCCGTGTCGGGCAACACCCTGGCAAACGAGGTGCTGTACACCGATTACCCCCTGAGTCGTGGCGCGTCCGGTGAACTGACCGCCAAGGTCCCCGGGGTCCTGTCCAATGGCGAGGTGCCGACATGGTCGTAGGCGTTTTCGTATACGCGCCGCCACTACGTGAGGTGGACTTCAGCGAGATACCTTCCGTGGCTCCCCT